ACGTGATGGGCGAAGGCGAGATTGAGATGATCGGCGAGGTGATGACGATTCAACGTCGCACCACGCGTGACGTTCCGATCCTGATTCGATACATCACCGACCGGTCGGACAAGGTCGTGGCGAAGCGGGACGGCGAGTACACGGGGCGCGCCATTGTGCGGAGCCTCCGTGAGCTGATGCGGAACGGCAACTTCGCGGCGCGGACGCGCAACAACGTCTGCATCGAGTTCATGGGCAGCGTGTCGTACGTGCCTATGGTTGAGGCGGTGGGCAGTTGTCGATCAATGGGTGCCGTCGTCGCGTTCTACAGGAGCATTGATGCTGCGCCGTAAACCTGGTCCTCATTGCGGCTACGAACTAGCATCTACGCCAAAGGCTACGCGCCGAGTGACCGTACGCGATATAGAGTGGAGCGCGGGGTTCTTAGAGGGCGAAGGCTCGTTTCTGGCGGGCAAAGATGGCTGCCAACGCGTTCAGGCGGATCAAAAACACCGCGAGACGCTTGACCGATTGAGCTCGTGTTTTGGTGGGCGCGTTACCGCGCGGCGTGGGCGCAACATCTGGCTGTGGAAGGTTTACGGCTCTCGTGCGCGCGGGGTGATGTTGACACTGTACTCGCTCATGAGCTCGCGGCGACAACAACAGATTCGTCGCGCATTGCGTGGCGAGAAAGAAGCGAAGGCGGCCTAATGCTTTATGTGCTCATCGGGGACGAGAAGGTTCCTGTTCCTCGCGAGGTGGACGTCGCCGGCCCTGCCGCCGTGCAGGGATTCATCGATGGACAGACAGCACGCGTTGCGGCGGAAGCCGCAGAAGCAGAGGAGTAGGAAATGTCGAGTGTGAAAACGCAGAACGCCTTCGCCCTTATGGCGAAACTTGAGGCGACGTACGGTACGGCGATTTCGTTGTCGGCCGCCGCAGACGGCGTCTTATTGGCAGACTTCGCCGACGTCGATTTCAGCGCGTTCCTGAATGATGGGTCGCGCGGGCGCGCCCCGGGCGGCGGCACGCGCAGGCGCGTCAAGCCTTCTGGCCGGGTCGGCTCGATGTCCTTGCCGTTCGAGGCAATCGGCGGGGGCGCGGCCTATTCCGCCTCCGTAGTCCCGTACGCGCATACGTTGTTCCGTGCCTCGGGCCTTGAGGCCACTAGTTCGTTCACCGGCGGTACGGAGTTCTATAAGTACGCACCGGAAGTCGGACCGACCGGCCTTGATTCGGTCACCGCGGAGTATTACGAGGGTGGCCAGAAGTACCAGCTCGTGGGTGGCTACGGCTCACTCAGCTGCAGCGTGGACGGACCCGATGTGCCGCGGTGGATGTGTGACCTGCTCGGGATTGGGACGACGCCCACCGATGCGGCGTTGCCGACGATCACTGGCGGGTATCCTGCTGCGACGTTGCTGCCGCCCAAGGCGGAGTCGGTCGCGCTGACCCTCGGGTTGTTTACCGCGGGGATCGTGCGCGGCTTCGAGTTCGACTACAGCCGCTCGCACGACGCGGCGCGGAAGAACATCAACTCGGGCGGGCACGCCGGCTACACGCCGGGTGGTCACAGTCCGACCATGAAGATCACGGTCGAGCAGGTCGCACTCGCCACGGTGTCGCCGTGGAGCACGAGCACGACGCTGAACCCGTACGCCCTGAAGGACGACGGGCAGCTGATCGTGTGCTCGCTTGCGGTCGGCGCGCTTCAGTACAACCGCTGGAAAATCTACGCCGGTGCCTCGGCCGCGGCGTTGCAGGCGCAGGTCGTCGACGTGCAGGACGCGTACGACGGCCCCACGCGCTTGTGGGAGATCACGGTTGAGTTCAAGCCGTCCTCGCTGACGTTGGTGGATTCGTTCCAGATCGAGTTCAACTAAGGAGATTCGCCGCTGTTCTCAGAAACGGAGTACCTGCAAAGTCTTGAGACCCCGATCTACAAGACGCGGGACGGGAAGACCTTCGTCGGGGCGATTCTGTCAGCAGATGAAGTGGCGCCGCTCGAAGCGAAGCTGCGCGGTGCCGGCAAGAGTTGGGCGAAGACGCAGGAAGCGATGCAGGCCGTGACCGAGGCCTGCTTCCCGCGATCGCACTGGGAGCGGTTGTGGAGCGTGCATCCGGTCTGGCGCTACATCCGGAAGTTGCCGCCGCCCGGCCAGATCAAGGCGGTCTGGGATTTTATCGCTGCCCAGCTGATGGCGCTCGGCATACCGACGCCAGCCTCAGTTGGGCCGAACGTGAACCTCGTCAGGCAAGAGCCAAGGGACGCCCCGCCCACGGCTGGCTCCTAGCCAAGTTCCACGCCGTCTTTCCCGGTCTCTACTACCGGGCCGGCTGGCCGACGCGTGACGGCGTCATTCCGCACAAGCTGTTCGTCCTCTATCTGCGCACGCTCGAATCGCTCGACGCGGGAGCCGAGCTCCAATCTGCCCGGTCCGCCGCACTAGGTATCGCGCTCGCGATGGATGGCAAAGAGTCCAAGACGCAGCGCGCGGTCAAGAAGTTGAGTAAGCGGGCGTTCCCCGAAGTCCCCAACGAGTAAGGCAGTATGGGCGCTACACGCACGATCGTCGAAATCCTGCTCCAAGCCAAAGACCTGACCGGGCGCGCCTTCACGGGCGCGCTCGGCCGGATCCGTGCGTTCAAGGACTCGATCTTCAGCCTCCGCACCGCGGTCGCCGGCTTCGTGGCCTTCGTCACGACCCGCGTGGTTGGGCAGATCGTCAAGGCGTTCGCCGAGCAAGAAGCCGCCGTGATTCGCCTGAACACGGCGCTCCGTGTGACCGGACGGTACACCGAGGACGGTACCCGGAAGATTCAGGCCATGTCGGAGGAGATGCAGCGCCTCACGACGGTGTCGGACGAGGCGGCGCTCGGTATCTCCGCGACGTTGGCGCAGCTCGCGACGGGCCTCACGACGGACCAGCTCGCGGAAGCGCAGAAAGCGGTCATCGGCCTATCGTCCGCGTTCGGAATGGACCTACAGTCCGCCGCGGAGGCGGTCGGTAAGACCCTCGCCGGCGACATGAACGCCCTTGCCCGGATGGGCATTCGCATCGACGCGACGGGCACGCAGCAGGAGAAGTTCAATCAGATCCTTTCACAGACGGCCGGGTTCTTCGACGTCGCTGTAGGCTCCGCTCAGAGCTTGTCGGGGCAGTTCGACCAGGTGAAGAACGCCGCGGGCGAGCTGCTCGAGACGTTCGGGCAAATCATCGCCGAGACGTTCAAGCTGAACGAGCAGCAGGGGAGCCTTCGTGATAGCCTGATCAAGTGGAACGAGGATATCAAGAGGAACCTCTCCGAGTGGGTGAGGTGGGGCCGGGTCACCGTAGCCACCATCGGCGGAGTTTTCAAGTTCCTCTTCAACGTTGGGCAGGTGATTGGCGACGTCTTCGTCATCATCTACCAGGCGGCGAAGCTGAACATGATGAACCTCGTCAACGTCGTGGTCGAGCAGGTCAACAAGATCATCGACGCGTTCAACCTCTTGCCCGGGATTCCCGACATTGGGCGCCTGGCGGGATTCAGCGCTGCTGAAATCGGCGCGGTCTCGGATGTGTTGCAGGACGCCAAGACGCAGATACAGACCGACGCGCAGGACATTCGCGACGCGATCGGGGGGATCGCGGACGCGTGGGAGAAGGCCGGGGACGATATGCGGAATCGCCCGCTGCCGAGCGTGGCCACGGCGGGGGGCGGAGCGAACGCCCCGGCCAACGCGGGCCAGCAGGCCAATCAGCAGGCCCAGGCGCTCGCGGGAACGGCGAATCAGGCATTGCAGCGCTTCTCGCTCGGCGGCATGAGCACGGGCGAGCTCGAGCAGACGATGAATCGTCTCGTTCCCCTGATGCAGGCGCTACGCGATTCGGGGCGGCTGACGCAGGAGATGTGGGTCGCGATGGCGACCGCGGTGCAGAAGTTCAACGAGGTGGCCGGTGAAGCGGGCCTCCTCATCACGTCGCTCGACGACACGGCGTCGGCAACGTTCGGCCAGGCGTTCGCGCAGCGGGTCCACGAGGCGACGGCGGCGCTCGGAACGCTCAACGAGTCGCTGGCGACCACGACGGTCGATTCGATGGGCGCCTTCATGTCGGCGTCGATTGAGGCGTTCGGCGCGTTCACCGATGGCTCGAACGCGGCCGGGCAGGCTTTTGAAAGCGCGATGCTGTCGGCCCTCGCTTCTGTGGCCTCGATGTTTGCGCAGATGTTCGCGGC